CGCATCTGCAAACAATTAACGTTTAACATATGGCAGGTTCAACCTGGGTTTTCGCAGGTATGCAAACAAAGCGACTCCGCGAAAACGACGCTTCACAGCCCATTGATACCCAACGGGCTATGTCAACAAAGGGGGGTATGCAATGTCAGACGGCTTTGTCGGTTTTCGTTGCACAGTTGCACTGAAGAACCAACTTGTAGAGGCGGCAGAGCTTGCAGGGCTGTCACTCACTGATCTGATCGTGCTGTTGCTGCGCGAGGGGCTACGCAAAGAATTGCCCCAGCCGACCAAGCCTAGGTCGGTGCTGTGATCGATCCGCGCACAGCTCGAGCAGCTGCCAGGCTGGCAGAGGTGGCCAGGGCACACCCGCTGCTGACGTTTCGCCCATCACCTGCGCTCGCCGACTTCTGCGATAACTTCGATGATCGCTTCATCTGCGTGAGGGCTGCCAACCGCGTAGGCAAGACCAGGCATGCAGTGTTCAAGGCAGCCAAGTGGGCAGCCAGCGTGCAAGGCCTGCGCTGCAGAGTGGGTGGCCCATCGCGCAGGCAAGTGCAGGATGTGGTGGGCCGATATCTCGCTGACTTCCTCGAGCCTGCCCATACGCACCCCAGCAGCTACTACACGCCGGGGCGAGGGTGGAACCAGCCGACGATCAGGCTGAAGAATGGCAGTCAGATCCAGCTGCGCAGCTTTGAGGATCATCCTACGTCATGGGCTGGTGATGAACTAGACCTAGTGATCCTCGATGAGCCACCACCTGCGCATATTTTCATGGAAAGCATGGCCAGGACGATGAGCAGGCAGGGTGTGGTCAACATTTGCCTGACCCCAGTGGGCAGGCCTGTGCAGTGGTTGCGCGAGCTGATCGAGGCACCAGGCAGCCCCTGGGTCGAATACGTTGCAGAGTTTAGCCATGCAAACTGCCCCTGGTACACAGCAGAGCAGGTGCAGGGCTGGCTAGAGGTGCTCGACAGCAGCCCCTGGGAGAAACAGCAGAGGGCGCATGGGGCCTGGGATGGGGTCACCACAGAGCGCTGGTATACCGGGTTCAGCGAACACAACGTAGACGCGCAGGCCATCCCTGCAGGCACTGACGTACAGCTGGCGCTGTCAATCGATCATGGCGAGGTAGGCAGCAACACAGTGGCACTGCTGATGCTGTGGGGTGGTGGCACCTCGCGCGCCTCGAGCTGGGCACCCCAGGCAGGCAGGCATGTGTGGGTAGTCGACGAGCATATCAGCCAGGATGGGGACAGCGAGGTGCAGCATGCAGCTGGGATCATCGCCATGCTGCAGCGTCAGGGCTTCAGAGCCAGTGATGTAAAGATCGCAGTAGGCGACACTAACAGGCGCGGAAACTGGCGAATTAATGATCTGCTGTCTAGCGAGGTGGCTAGGCAGCTGAAGCGCAGATCCCCACCATTCCGCCTGCAGAATGCGACAAAGGATCGCGACTGGGGCCACAGGGTGATCAATGGCTCCATGAAGCGGCGAGAACTGTTCATCCACCCTCGCTGCAGTGCAACCATTAAGACGCTGCGCCATTGGAAAGGTGGCAAAACTGGCGAGGATGGGCAGCTCTCGCATGCAGCAGATGCCTTGCGCTATGGTGTGTTAAGCATACTCGCAGATCGCCCATACTATGCAGGCTTGAGGTTCTAGGATGCCCACACACTATGTGCGTGATGTAAGCATGAGCGATCGCGCTCGCATGCAGGAAAGTGCAAAGCGCAGGCGCATGCTCGAGGGTGTGTGGGAGCAAGATCTGATCGATCAGATGGCGCAGTTTATCTCTGCAGAGCAGCTGGCAGCATGGGGCCGCCCTGACTTGACGGCTAATCCATTCCGATCTGTGGTCAGCCAGCTGGCTGTGATCTACGATCGTGCACCCATCATCAGCCACCCAGATCAGGCCAGCGCGCAGGCGATGCGAGGCCTGACAGAGCAGGCAGGGGTGTGGACGCTGGGGCCATACTTCCAAAGGCTAGTGATCGGGCTGCGTGAGTGTTTCCGCCGGCTGGACTGGCACCAGGGGCAGCTGCAGGTGCGTGTGGTGTCGCCGGATCTGGTGACTGCAGAGAGCAGCCCAGATGACCCAGCCACCCCACACACCGTGATCGAGTACCGCCCCAGGGTGCTCGAGGGTGCAGATATTCTCACACGCGATGTGCTGTCCGTAAGGGATGGGGATCCCGTCTATAGGATCGAGACGGCAGACGGGCAGCAGGATCTGACTGCGCACTATCTTGGGCAGTCGTACAGTGGCGATGCGTACCCGTACCGCGACAGCGCAGGCCAGCCAGTGCTGCCCTATGTCCTGACACACGCTGCCAATACGGGCAAGCTGTTCGATGCGTTCGAGGGCAGAGAGCTTGTGAACGGCGCTCTGACAGTCGCCGTTTTGTTTTCCTACTGGCGGCACATAGTCTTTGACTGTGGGTATCCGCAGCGGTATGCGATCAATGCAAGGCCTGCAGGGCTGGCAGCAGACCCGAGCAAAGACGAGAACGCGACGTATATACCTACAGATCCTGCATCGCTGCTGATCATGGAGGCAGCCAACCCCGATCAGCCGGTCACGCTGGGCCAGTTTCAGCCAGGCGGGGATCCGGTCAGTGTCATGCAGGCGATCCAGGCCTACAGTGCGAACATCGCGAGCGAGTTTGACATTGGGCCGCATGATATTCAGCGCACCCATGCAGATGCGCGATCAGGCTATGCGCTGCTAATCGCAAACAGCGGAAAAAGAGCCGCGCAGGCTAAATATGCCGTTCACTTTGCAGAGGCTGACCGTCAACTAATGCGCCTCGCTGCCATCCTGCACAATCGCTACTCTGATCAGCCTGCAGTGGCAGAGGATGGCTACCAGATCGCCTATCAGCCCCTGCCTCTGTCAGTAGACGAGCGCAGAGCGCGCACAGAGGAGTACCGGATCCGCGCAGAGCTGGGCACAGGCTCTGTGGTGCAGTTTCTGGCAGAGCTGGAAGGCATCACAGAGGAGCAGGCCAGGCAGCGCCTCGAGATCATCAGGCAGGACCGGATCCGATACGGCACAGGCCAGTAAGACTAGACAAAGGGAGTGCACATGAAGTGCCCACACTGTGAGACAGCGATCGAGGGTGTGATCCCTCGCGAGCGTTTGAATGGTAAAAACCAGCAGATCAAAGAGCTGCAGGCCCAGCTTGAGGCAGCTAGCGAGGCAGCACAGGCAGCCGGTAAGCTCGAGGCGCAGGCCACAGAGCTGCAGGCACAGCTGGCAGCAGCACAGGCAGAGCACCAGGCCTATGTGCTGCAGAGCGAGACGAGCGCGGATCTGATGCGCGCTGGGGTGCTCGATGCAGAGGATCAGGATCTAGTGCGCTGGCGATATGAGCGACTGGGCGAGGATCGACCCAGTTTTGCGGACTGGCTACAGGCTGGCGCTCGAGAGGATCGGCACCTCGCTAGCCTGTGGGCAGCACCAGCAGCCCCTGCAGAGGCCCCAGCGGCACCAGCGACACAGGCAGCCCCACCAGCAGCGCCTGCACCAGTGGCTGCCCTGCCACCTGCACCACCTAGCAACGCTGGGGCGCGTCTGCAGGCTGTGGCCCCACCACCCAGCTACAGCCCTGCTGATGTGGCCACCATGCCACTCGAGCAGCTGCGCGAGGCCTTGCGATCTGGCGCTTTCAAATAGCGCGTGGTATTGCATAGACATAGGCGATCGACTCGTGGGCGTTACCCATCGTATGCAGCCAAACCACCTGCACATGAGGCACTCCCATGACTTCGATCCTGCATAGCAACCTTGAAACTGACCTGCGCCTGGCCTCGAGCCTGGCGGCCAATCTGCGCGTTCTGCTTGCCGATATGGCCAGCCTGCGGCGTACTGGTGTGGTCACTTTCCTGGGCTCCGTGAATGGCGCACTGACTGACACCCTTAAGGAGCGGTATGCAGGCCTTGACGGCTACGATGCTTTCTCTGCTACTGCTGCAGAGGATACGGCTGTTAGCACCACTGCGCTGACTGATGCCAGCGCCACTGTCGCTGTTGCTCGTCACGCTATCCGGCGTGATATTAGCGATCTGGCCGTTTTGACGGGCAACGGCGGGATCAGTGCAGAGCGCCTGGCTGCATCGATGGCTGGCGAGTATGAACAGTTGTTCAATCAGCTCGTGGCTGACTCTGTGGACGACCTGGGCACGGACGTAGGCACGTCGGGGGCTGATATGTCAGTGTCTGACTTCTTTTCCGCGATGTACCAGCTTGAGCTGAATAACGTTCCTGGCCCGTACAGTGCGATTCTGCATCCTGTGCAGCTGAGCGATCTGCGCGAGTCTCTGCGCGCAGAGGGTGGTGCAGTGCAGTTTAGCCCTGCCACCATGGACATGCTTTCAATCAAAGGCCAGGGATATGCTGGACAATTCCTGGGCGTGGACGTGTACAAGATCAGCAAGATCAATAGCGCAGGCGGGAACCGGCATGGCGCGATGGTGGGGGCTGGGTGCCTGGGCTATCGGATCGGCACTGTCGAGAGCGTGATCGGTAGCACCATCATTCGCGCAGATGAATATGCAGTCGAATTCGACCGCAACAGCTCTGCAGGTACTACCTCTGTGATCGGTCATGCCTATGTTGGTGTGGCCATCCTCGAGGATGCGCGCGGGGTAGGGATCGTCACTGACGCCTAGCCATCAGGCTGGGCTGCACTAGTTTGCCGCCTGTGGCCGGATCTGTGGGTTCACTCCCTTTTTCCTGCCTATCCGGTCGCAGGTGGCCTGATAAAAGGGAGGAAAACACATGCCAGTCTATACAGGTGAAACCTACGATACGCGCGAGCAGCGCCAGGATCAGCTGCCCGATCTGGGCCGCGATGAAGCAAACGGGCATCCGTTTACTTTCATCCACAGCCCTGGCAGCTGGGAGTGCGTAGACCTGCAGGCCTTTGGAGTGCCAGAGGCAGACAGGCAGGTGCGCTATGAATGGGTGCCGCGCCTTAAGCACTTCTGGCACAGGCCTGGGGTCAATGGGGTAGCAGCTCGAGCTGGTGGCCTGGGGAGGGCGCTGGGCGAGTATCAGGAACGGGGCTGGATCGTGATCAGCCCTGATCATGGGCCTGATGGGCTGTCCTATGTGCAGCGGATCCGCACCAGGCGAGGCGATCGCTTCTGCGATGTGTGGACTAGCTACGTAAAGGTAGGGATCGGCAGGGTGGCCCCTCGCTTCGATGATCTGGGCTACCTGCAGTGGCGCAGGCAGCTGGTGCGCGATGGTGTAGTGCCACTGCCACCTCCAGAGGTAATCGAAGGCCAGATCGCCACCGTCGCTAACCAGATCTCCCGGCTCGAGGGGCGCGCGCATCTGCCCCATGTGCAGACCCAGATCGAGGCGCTGCAGCAGCAGCTGGCAGGGATGAAGGCGCAGGCCTATGCACAGCCCTCTGCACAGCCCACTGCCAGCCCCAGCAGGCGCACCAGGCGGAAGGCATGAGCAAGCACAGCGAGGCAGAGAAACGGGCAGCGATCGATCGCATGGCTCGCCGCTTTGCAGATGAATCGCGCAGGCAGGGCAGGCCTCGCAGCCATGACAGTGTGATGGATCTGGCGCGAGAGATCGCGCGAAAACATGACAGGAAACAGAGGTAACAATGCCCACAAAGATGCAGAAGCGCGCGATCGGCTCGAACATCATTCACGAGCAGTGGTCGATTGACTACACAGAGCTGATCGATGCGAGCACGACACAGAGCCTCGATCTCACCACCCTGCCTGCAGGGGCTGTGGGGCTGGCTGCTTACATCAATGTCACTGCAGCAGCGACGGATGCAGGCTCGATCAGCGCACTCACCATCGAAGTGGGCGATACGGCAGACCCTGATGCAGTGGTCGATGGCGTCGATATGTTCGCCGTCACTGGCCTAGTGCAGAATGTAGCTGTTGGCAGCACTGAAATGTGGTCTGGCATGACCGTGGCTGCCAAGTTCACCGCCACTGGTGCCAACCTGGGCAGTGGCTCTGCTACGGATCTGGATAGCGGCGCTGTGCAGGTGCATCTGGTCTATCTGGTGGTCTGATGCTAATCGCGGCTGCCAGAGTACCTGATGAGATCCAGCGAGGGGTGGACACCACCCTCACGCTGGTGATCACAGAGGACACCACAGGGGCAACTATCACCCCCGCCTCTGGCACTGTCGATGTGTACGCTGGCAGTCAGCAGATCATCACAGGGGCTGCAGTGTCTGCTGGTGCCTCGAGCACCTACACAGTGGCTGCAGCGGCTACTGATGGGCGCAGTCTATCGTCTGACTACCTAGTGGTCTGGTCAATGGTGGTGAGTGGTGTCACTTACCAATTCCAGCGGGCAGCCTATCTAGTGCGCAGGCCATACAGGCATGTGGTGGTGCAGTCTGACTTGACAGAGCTGCACCCGGATCTGGCATCGCGCGAGACAGCAGCGACTGTGGATCTGGATGCCTACATCAGAGCTGCTGATGTCATGGTGCGGCGAGAGCTGATCAAGCGGGGGAACAGGCCTGATCTGGTGCTCGATCCGTGGGCTCTGGCAGATGCGCACAGATACAAAGCGCTCGAGCTGATCTATCGCGATGACGCACACGCAGTGGGTGACGGCAGGCATGCAGAGCTAGCAGCCCACTATGCAGAGGCCTGGGATCGCGAGTGGTCTACAGTGGTGCTGACCTATGATCATGACGAGGACGGCACGATCGACACTGACGAGCGCAGAGGTGGTGTGCCTGTGGTCATGCTGACCAGTCGCAAGCGGTGGTATCTGTGAGCACTGCGACTGCAGAGTCACTGCTGCAGGCCATCCAGGCCCGACTGCAGGCAGAGATCGCTGGGATCCACATCAGCCAGCAGATCGACGCTGTGACGGCAGATCCGCGAGGCCTCGCGCACCTGGGCACTGCGGTGCTGCGGATCAGTGACGAGGTACTAGGGGAGTACCCCACCAGGCTGCAGGGTGTAGTGCGTGTGCTCGATACCATCGAGCTGCAGACTGCCTACAAAGTAGATCCGCGCGATCAGCTGACTGGCAGGGATGCGCTGCTAGCTCGAGGGCGCGCGATACGGATCGCGCTAACTGCTACTGCCTGGGGCGGTATCGACACCAGGCGAGTGGTTTACACAGGCAGCACCGGGCCAGTGCGCCACCCAGCCAGTGCAGAGTGGCTGGTGCTCGTGCAGACTTTTACGCTGTCTCGCTTTGCAGAGCTGGGCTGATGTTAGCGGATCCGGCGGTAGGTATATCGGTTGCGGATCTGGCTGTTGAAGTGCTGCCCGTAACTTCCAGCCCTGCGAAAACTATCCCAGGCAGCAGGCGGCACCCCAAAAAACTGGTACACATGCCCGCTGTCAAAGCCCAGCTGCAGCGAGGCAGAGTCAGGATCATAGCGCGCAGTATCCAGCGCACTGCTGCCGATGTAAAGGGTAGTGACTGGCACGTCTTGCTGGCGCTGCGCATCTTGCTGCCGCTGCGCATCTGCTGCCCTCTGCAGCGCCTCGCGCAGCACTGCCAGCCCGGTGAACGCTCGAGCATCGAGGCTGCCACTATCGTGATCGCCAAAGAAACTAGATGGCTGCCACCAGTCAGAGCTGTGCATGTTTGCCTTTGATCTAGAGATCGATGTGCCGCGCAGGGTGGTAGACCTGCTGCCCATGGATCTGATCGTATCAGAGGTTCAGCAGGCAGGCACTGATCTGCACGCTAGCCTCTACAGCAGCTGGCCAGTGAAAACAGGCAAAAGCAAGCGGGCTTGGCATATTGACCTGCTGCCTATTGGTTTCACAATAGTGAACGAGGTACGATATACAGGGTTCATAAAGACTGGCAGTCCGATCCTGCAGTCAAACTTACGGCAGACTGCCGATAATCTCTCAGAGCGCCTGGCAGACTTGCTGCCAGCCTCAATGCTAAAGGGGCTTGACGATGGCTGAAAGCGCAGTGCCAAAGGTGCCAAGGGATGGCAGCCTGACTCTCGAGGATGGCACCACCCCTACCGCGAACAGCTACACCGTGCAGTACAGCAACGCTGTGGCGTTCACCAATACGCAAACAGAGGCGATCCACGTTTTTAACCGTGGCAGCCGGATTTACACCAGAAAGGGCAATGATGGGATCCCCTCGTTTTCTTTTCAGGTGGTGTTCACCAGCTTTACGGACGGCACTGATGGCACTGTGATCGATGCCTTCGAGCAGGCAGGTGCTTTTAGCAGCTGGGTCAAGCAGTTGTCGACTTGTGAACACTACAATTTAAAAGGCACGTTCACGATCGAGGGCACAGATCACTCTGATGACACAGACCACACTGTGGTGTGCACAGGCCTGCGCCTCACCTCGTGGGATTTTGCAGAGGGTGATCCCTTTACTGCCACGTTCAACTGCGAGGTATTGGGAGCCATTACCTATACTGGCCCATCGTAGCGCAAACAAAAAAAGGGAGTATAAACCATGGATCTAGGTAAGCCTAGACGGCTAGACTTTGCGACTGTGCGAGAGCTGTGCACCTACTTTGATCGCAACCCTACGCGCGCCAGCTTCTGCGCACTAGGGCTGCTGTTTCCGCAGCGCCTCGAGCTGACAGCCCAGCAGGTAGACCAGCGCCACAGACAACTAGGCAACCTGCACGATCTGGGTGGCTGGCTGTACCAGCGGGGTGTGCAGTGCGGTACTGACGAGGTGGCACTGTCAGGCCTTGCGCAGCAGCTGTGGGATCATCTTCTGCCGCTTGCCTTCCCTGCCCAGCCAGAGGTCACAGCAGAGATGGGAAACTCTTAACCAGCGCGCGAGAGGACCTATACGCATGGCAGTGTGCGCGCTGGTGGGGTCAACAGCCTGCCTGGTTCTATCAGCTGACGAGGGCACAGCAGGTGCGCGCTGTGGCAGTCTGGCAGATAGCTTGCAGTGATCCTGATAGACTGTCACAGATAGAGAGTGCTGCAAAGCGGCAGCAGCTGCGCGAGAGGCTAGGCTAGTGGCTACAGGTACAGTCCGCATCACGAGCAGTGCTGACGTTAAGGCGATCACCCGCGCTAATCAGCGGCTACAAAGCGACTTCAAGCGCACAAAAGAGGAAGTCAAAAAGACAAAGGCGACAGTCGCGGATCTGGGCACTGCCTTAAAGGCTATCGCAGGCGCTGCAGTGCTCGAACGGGTAGTCACTGGGCTGGGGTCGCTCGTCGATCAGACGCTGCGCGCTCGCCTCGAGATCAAGTCACTTGCAGACCAGAGCAACGTCAGTGCAAAGCTGTTTGGGTCGCTGGCGCAAGGTGCCAGGGCTGCTAACGTCAGCGCAGATCAGCTGGCTGGATCGCTCAAAGCACTGACTGCAAAGGCCTATGAGGCCTCGCAGGGTGGTGCTAGCGCACAGGCAGAGTTTGCGGCACTAGGGATCAGCGCAGAGGATCTGGCTGGGCCTAGTGGCTCGATGCGCAGCACAGAGGAGGTATTCAGGCTAGTGCTGGCCCAGCTGGGCGCGATGCCTGACCAGACACAGCGCGCAGCAGCAGCGCAGAAGCTGCTGGGTGAGGGAGCGGGAGGCCTGACAGCAGCACTGGGTGAGCTGTCGACAAAGGGGCTGCAGCGGGCAGAAGATCGGGCAGCCGCGTTTACCCGGCAGCTCGAGGGGCCAGGGCTCGAGGCAGCGCAGAACTACCAGACCCAGATGCAGAAACTCGATCTGATCCAGCGGTCAGTGGGTGATTTGTTCGCTGGGATGGCCACCAGCATTCTGCCTGCCCTCACAGATGGGCTGGTTTATGTGTCAGTGCTGATCAGCGACACAGTGATCAGCACTTTTAATGACTTCATTACCACTGTGCAGATGGCTGGCAGTGGCCTGGCAGGCTTGGCAGAAGCATTTATCCGGTACAGCACCCTGGATTTTCAAGGTGCTGTAGATGCGATCAGCGACACTGGCACAGAGTTAGAGCGGCTGCGTGCAGAGGCGGGGCTGTCACTCAATCCCCTGCAGGCACTGGCAGATAATGTTTCTGGGGCGCATGACGCTGCGGTCGAGATGGTGCGCAAAGTGCGCGAGGCATCAGGCGAAACTGCAGACCTTGCGACGAACAGCACAGAGGCAGCGGAAGGCCTGCAGGCCATGCTGGATAAGCTCGAGGAAGCGGCAGAGAAAGCAAAAAAGGCAGAGCAAGAGCAGAGCAGGCTAAACCGTGCAGTCAAAGATGGGCAGCAGGTTTATGCGGACTACACCAGTGGGGGACTGGTGCCGCATGGCCTCGCGATGCAGCTATTCAGCGGGGAGATAGCAGATCGTGTGCAAGCCCAGCTGACACTGCAGCAGGTGCTGGCAGAGAATGCAGAGATCGAAGCCCAGCAAGCTGCAGAGGCAGAGGCTAGGGCTGCTCGCCAGAGTGAGATCAGGCAGGGTGCGATAGGCCTGATCTCACAGACTGCTGATGTTGTGGGCGATCTGGCTGGCCTGTTTGTCGACGCTGGCACAGCAAGTGACCAGATGACAGAGAAACAAAAGAAAGCAGCACGCACAGCCTTTGCAGTGCAGAAGGCAGCAGCACTGGCACAGGCGATCGTGGCCACTGCTGTGAGCATCGCGCAGACCCTAAACCCATCTGTGGGCGGTCCACCTCCGCTTAACTTCATCACTGCTGGGCTGGTGGGCGCTGCAGGGGCAGTGCAGATCGCCAAGATCGCCAGCCAGCAACCTGCCTTTGCGCTGGGTGGTGTGATGCCTGCCAGTGGTGCACCTGCACTGCTGCACCCTGGTGAGGGTGTGCTTAGTCAGGGTGCAGTGGATGCCATGGGCGGCAGGGGTGGCCTGGCTGCACAGAATGCACGCAGCGGCACTGGGGCTGTTGGGCCTGCAGTGGTGGTGCAGTGGAAGCACATACGGCAGAGCTTCCGCGCAGAGGTCACAGACGCCGGGAGGGGCACTGGCCCCATGCGCGAGATCAGGCGCGATGGTAGGCGAGCAGGGCAGAGGCGCTATCAGATGCGCCAGAATTATGGGGCACTGTGATGGGTGAGCAGGTAAGGACAGCACTGCGTGGGATCCTGATCCCTGACCGCTACGTCACAGCCTACGATCCAGCGCAGGTGGTGGGCACTGCAGCGACACAGGCTGGGCCTCGAGCTGGCAGGCCTGTGCAGACCAGCACCACTGCCACGGATCTGGTGCTCGAGGGCACAGGCACACAGACTGGCACTGTGCTGATTCAGACAGCGCGTGGTGGGTATGCAGAGCCAGACGGGGCTGCCTTTGTCTGGCGCGAGAGCACCAGCGATACCTACAGAGGCTGGGATGTGCCCTGCGCGATCAGTGGATGGGAACACATCGTATGGACTACTGGCAGCGGCTACCGCTACCCTGCTGGTGTGGTCGCTGACGATGACTCGATCCTAGTGGCTAGCAGCCTGGTGAGTGGCGGAAACACTACTGTGGTGCTCCACAAGCGCAGCGCATCTGCTGGCACCTGGGGCACCTCTGGCCTGTTTGTCAACGGTGCCAGCACCAATGTGGTGCACACAGAAACCACTGTGCAGTACCTACACCCAGCTATGTGCAAGATGACCGCAGGCAGGCTGCAGCTGTACCACCTCGTCTGCGATGGCACAGCCAACCTGTGCCAGATCAGCCAGGCATACAGTGATGATGATGGCAACCAGTGGCGCACTGGTGCGCGCTGGGTGCTCGAGTCTCCGATCAGCCTGGCCACCTACACACCAAAGCGGATCCGGGTTGCATACGGAAACGGGCAGCACTGCCTGGTGGTGTGGTCGAGCACTGCCACAGATGAGGTGCTGCACCAGTTTGCTAGCGATGACGAGGGAAACACCTTCGAGCTGGTAGCTGTGTGGTCTGGCGCATCTGGGCAGCGAGGTGGCAACCCGGATCTGGTGTACCACCGTGGCAGGTTTGTGCTGGTGTTCAGCAGCCCTGATGTGACGATCGGCAGTGGGTATGCCACCAAGATCGCCAGAGTGGGATCTGCTTTTACCAGCTTCCTCGATGTGGACAGCGAAAAACCGCAGACGGCTGCAGGGGCTGATCTAGATCAGCAGGATGGCTCTGCAGATATTGCCTCTGGCCGCTTGTTTTCTGACTGGGATCAGAGCCTGTGTCAGCTCGAGAGCGGAGAGCTGCTGTGGTACTGGCGAGGCAACAACCCAGGCACAGCCTATGTAGCGCGCAGTGTGGATGGTGGCGATACCTGGCAGAGTGCAGGGCTGGGTGTGAGCAGCACTGCTGTGTGGTATCGAGGCGATGCAGTGACCAGCTATCAGGATCGGCCCCGTCACTTTCACATGGTTGCCCAGCGCGGCAGGGTGGTGTGCATTCATAACTGGGAGGCCAACACAGCCACAGCTGACTGGTCACTGGGTGCCATGCACCTGGGGGGATACAGCACCGTAACCTTGCCAGCAGCAGACCTGCTGCAGCGCGCAGATAAGCAGACCCACTGGGTGCACAACTGGCTGCCGTTTGAGCTGCCTGGGGATATGGGCTGGACGCGCGCAGTAACAGGGGCAGCCACTGACACCCTGACTAATGGCGCAGTGCAGATCGCTGGTGGGCTCACTACCCAGCTGTCCTATACCTACAATGCAAGCGCAGGCCCGACCGTGGCAGAGGGGCTGGTGTGCCGCTGGCGATTGACCGTTAACAGCGGCAATATTGATTGGAAGATCCACAACGATGATGGATCAGAAGACTATGCGATCGAGATCAGAGCCAGCACCAGCACCCTGACACTGCGCGATCAGAACGCGATCACACAGCTCGCACAGGCCACAGGGCTGGGTGGCTCCTATGATGTGCTGGTAGGCATGCGGGGCAGCTCTGCAGTGGTCTGGTATCGCGAGGCCACCACACTGGGTGAGGATCGCAAGTGGGTGCTGCTGCACGCTGCCACAGGCCTGACTGATGGTGGTGGCACGTTGGGCGCGCCTCGATGGCAGTGGGGCAAGCTGCGCACCACTCCAGCCTGTAATGCAGACGTGTATGAGCACCATGCAGTCTGGGATGAGTATACCGGCCAGGGGCTAGGGGCGGATCTCTCGAGGCCTGATGATCTTTTCCCGCGCACCTACAGCACAGATCCCAGCTATGTCGCTAACGGACTGCAGATCCGCGCAGTGGATGGGCCCACTAGCAAGGGTGACACCTGGCAGGTGGATCCGGCCTACAACTACCCAGCCAGTGCAGTGCTGCCTGGCCACACGGCTAGCCCTCGTCAGGGCTGGCGCTCCACAGATACCCCTGGTGATATGGAGATCCCATTTACCAGGGATGACAGTCTGTATCCGCTGATGGGTGGCTATCTGCTGGGCTGCTATGTGGACCGGATCAATTTTCCAAAGTTCAAGATCGCAGGCCTTCTATCGTCCGGCTGGTCAGAGCTGGCAGACGTGGACTGCAGCGAGGTGGTGGGCTTTTTGCGGGAGGGCAGCACCGTTAAGCCGCGCACCACATCAGCAGGGGCAGATGGCTACTATCTGGCAGAAGACCAGTTAGCAGGCGGGTACTTCTATTTTCCGACCAGTGGTGATGTGCGCAAGATCATAGGCAACAGTGCAGGCTACTGGGCAAGCGGCACTGTGGCAGAGCAGCGCGCGATCTTGTGGCTCGAGGGCTGCGATGGTGGCGAGGATGCCAGCGGTGATGCAGGCCAGATCTGGTTTCCTCGAGCACTGGTCACCATCGCGATGGCAGATGAAGACGTGCAGTTTAAGGCGCTGCGCATCGAGGTGGACGACGGTAACAGCGCGCCAGACCCTGCAGAGGGGTACTACACGATCGGCACGCTGGCGCTGGGGCACATCGCAGTGCTGGGGCGCGAATATGACTGGGGCTATAGCCACGAGCGTCAGAGCTACACAGAGATCGCGCAGTATGACGATGGCACGATCCGCACCAGCAAGCGAGGCCCAGCGCGCAGAGTCTACCGGATAGGCTACGGCGAGGGTGTGGACGTGACAGCAGCTCGAGGTGGTAACAACAGCCCTGACTACGTGCGCGCCACAGATGCCAGCGGAGCGCCACCTGTGGGCAGCGTAGACACAGAGCCACTGCTGCTGGATGGCCTGCTGCAGCGCCTCGATGGGGCGGATCAGCCGATCGTATTCTGTCCGCTACTGCCTGTGGCTACAGGCGCAAGTGGAGACACAGCCACCGTGCAGCTGTGGGATCAGGCTGCAGGGGCGCTCTATAGCAGGCTGACCAGCAGCTCTGTGCGGCTAGAGTCTGTGGTAGGCGATGACTACACAGACGAGCTGTACCGTATTGCCACCCTAGAATTTACAGAGATCACCTGATGCCCCTGGGCCTGACAGCTGCAGAGCTGCGTGCAGAGTGGGTGCTGCTGCTCGATCTCGAGTGGGCCAGCACTGTGATCCGCTGGTCGAGTGGGCCAGAGGTGGTGATCAGCAGCGAGGCAGGCGATCTGACCTACCAGGGAGGCCTGCCTGTATCATGGGAGGATGCAGCGGATCTGCTGTCCACCTCGACAGCTGCCCGGTCGCTGTCGTTTCCTGATCTGCACTTCCCTCCACACATTAATGTGCCGGCACTTGTGGCTGCTGGGCATGATCTGGCAGCCGCTCGAGCACAGGTCAGCGTGTGGTCACCAGGCAGGACACACGAGCAGCGGATCCCTCTGCTGTCTGGCAGAGTCTACGCGCCCACCTATGGGGCAGCAGGCGAGCCAGTAGGCCTGACGATCGAGTCACGAGCTTTTGAGGATCGCGCACTGCTGATCCCAGAGGATGCGAGAGTTAGCCCTACCACCTGGCCAGCAGCAGACAGCAGCGCCTATGGCCGACCCTATCCGCTAGTGATCGGCAAGCCTGGCAGGTACACAGAGGCTGATGGCAGCGAGGGCAAGACCACAGGATCGCCAGCCTACCCGGTAGACGTAGCAGGCAAGCGGTTTTTGATTGCTGGTCACAGAGTGCAGGCCACCATGATCCGCCTGATCAACATCGACAAAGGCGAGGCCAGGGATGAAACCATCGAGCATGTGCAGGATGGGCTGGGCAGGGTGGTGGCCACTTGTGTGGTGAGTGGCACAGGCCTATCTGTCGTCGAGGGTGACGAGTATTGGGCACGCTGGGATGATGGGCTAGGCGCTACAGATGCAGAGGGAGGCACCTTGCATGGTGCTGGCGAGGTGCTGCGCTACCTGCTGCGCCGCTCGTCGATCCCATACGATAGGGGCAGGACGTATGCGGCACTGCGCCAGCTTGATCAGTACCAGATTGACACGTATGCAGACGATCCCGACGTAACGATCTGGGATTACATCGCGGATAATCTGCTGCCCATTCTGCCGCTGTCTGTAGTGACTGGGCCTCGAGGCCTGCGCCCTATCTTGCTGCAGCCGGATCCGCGCCAGCTCGATGCCATCGATCACATGGATGCAGGGCCACAGGCCCAGCGCGCTAGTCAGGTGCAATACAGCACAGCAGAGCCGATCCAGCGTGTGCAGGTCGAGTATGCGCCGCGTGGTGACAGTGGGGACTATCTACGCACCTGCACGCTGTCTGGTGACAGTGCGGACAGTGCGCGCAGTGTGCCTCTGCGCAAGAGTGCACAGCGATACGTGCGCGATGGCGAGGGGCTGGCCACTCTGCGGATCGAGACGGATCTAGTGTATGACACTGCCACAGCAGAGCTGATCGCTGGGGTACAGGCGGCACTGCACGCGATGCCCTATCGAGAGATCACATACGACTGTGACCCATCGCGCTGGGGCTACCTCGAGCCAGGCGATGTGCTGACCCTGACAGATCCCGATCTGGCACTCACAGATCAGGTCTGCATAGTGCAGGCGATCAGCTGGTCAGCCACCACAGTGCAGGTGCAGCTGGTGCTACCGGCAACCCTCTGATCTGTTATTGTTTGCCATGTAGAGAGGTACTGCGATGGCAAGCACGATCACTGCACTAGACACACCCACTGATGTGAGTCTCACCACCACCACTCTGCAGGTCAATCTGCCAGAGGATGCAACCCGCTGGTCTATCAGCTGTGGCTCTGATGTGCTGTGGTATCCGACTGGCACAGATGGTGGCAGCGTCAATGCCAACGCAGAAACTCTGCCCCTGGCCAGCGGGGCGATCGTAGAGATGCCCTGCCCTGGTGCCTCGCCACCAGCTCGAGCCAGGGGCGGCAGCACTGTGTTTTTGGCTCTGGCTAGCGGCACTGCAACTGCCACTGTCACTGTGAGGGCAGGCAGGTGATCCGCTTTCTCGCGCCACAGGTCAAGGCAGACTCTCGAGCCTTGACCCTTGATCTGGCAGGATCTGGTGGGTCACTGGCTGACCTTGCATCGCTGACTGTGACTGTGCGCGATGAAAACAGCAGCGCAGTGCGCACAGCCTCTGCTATCGCCTACGGGGTTGGAACCACTAATAACAGCTGGGTCTACTTCAGCAGCTTGCTGGGGATCTTCCCCGACTACGATGGCAGCAGGGATACGCTGTCAGTCGTACTGACGCCCACTGGTGCCCTAACCTGGGGCGAAAACGGGGTAGGTCCGCGCATTATTCGCTTTAAAGGCGACAGCAGCCAGAGCAACGACACCCAGTGTTTCCGGAACACCACAGGCACTGACCGGATCCTGGGTGCGAATATCACAGGTGCATCAGCAGCTGTCTATGTCGGATCCGGCACTTTCGATGCGCGCGCACTGTCCGCACATTTTTCGCTGGGTGCTACTCTATCAGGTTGGACTGACACAGCGCCCACACAGGGTGAGCAGATCGCAGCCGTAAAGGCGCAGTCCCGCAGGGCTTCTGCGATTGTGGCGACACAGACAGAGGCGGCACTGCTAGACCTTGGCACCACTGATGCGCTGGCGCTGGGGCTGTCCTCGATCCTGGGCACCAAAGCCTCTACAGTGACCCAGTCTGCTGATGGCATCACTTTCGATTTGGGCACTACACAGATGCAGGTGCGATATGTGCATCTATTCCACAGCAGAGGGGAGTAGCGATGTGGACGATCCGCGACGCTGCAGGCATTGAGGTGGCCACTGTGGCCATTGACCCTGTGAGCAGTGCGACTGTGGCATGCGCAGTGCTGGCAGCTCTGGCAGCGGGTGATGGGGCCACTGTGGAAGTCACTAGCACTGGTGAGGGCTGGACAGTCCGCAGTGGGTCTGCGGTCTACACTGTGGAGCCACAGGCATGAGCGTGTCACGGATCCGCGCAGAATATCGCAGGGCTAGGCGATCACTGCGCTTGGCACAGGACGAGCTAGATGGGGCAGTCGAGGATCTGGCAGATGCGCTGGGCGATCTCGACACCACCCAGGCAGTGCTGCTCCAGGCCACCCTTGACCAGCTCGAGGAGCTGTGCGGGAGGCTGGCGCAGAAGGTTGCTAACCTAGGGCTCGAGCTAGACGATGCGCGAGAGGAGAGGCAGCAGCGCAGGCGCGAGGCCTGGCAAGAGGTGCGGGCAGCTCTGGCCCGCTTTGGCCCGTCTGTCCTCGATGTGCTGCGCGATGTGCTCGAGATCCAGGCAGCGCCTCGAGGCGACAGACTGGCCAGGGCTGTGCAGTCCCTGCTAGATCACGCAGAGATTCCACTGTCAGAGGCAGAGATCGAGCATGTCACAGCACTGGCTGATCAAATCGTGGGAGCCCTCGATGGCTAGTGATCGCCGGATCTGGGCTGTGGTGGGGTTTCTGCTGGGCATGGCAGTGGCAGGCGGCAGCCTGACGATCGGAGATCTGGTGCTGGTGTCAGAGCTGGTGCCAGAGGACTGCCCAGAGCCAGAGCCAGAGCCCGCACCACAGCCACCAGCACTGCCAGAGGGGCCAGAGTGAACCAGCAGCAGCTATGGGCCAGCCTCGAGGGGCTGCCACACGCACCTGCGCGCCACTCTGTGCTGTGCGCTGCGCTGTCTGACTTGGGAGCGCAAGAGCAGCCACCCCGCAGCAACAGTGGGCCACAGATCGATCATCTGGTCAGAGGGATCGCGGATTACTGGTGGTCTGATCTGATCCAGCCTGACTGGTGCGCTGCAGCAGTGTCGCATTGGGTCAGGCGAGGGCTGGGCCTGGCTGACTGGGATCGCAGGCGCGTAAAGCCTTTCGCACCATCGATCGAGGGCCACCCATGGGGGCAGTGGTTTGTAGGCTGTAAGCAGCTCTGGCAGTGGTCAGAGGAGCACCCAGAGACACAGCTGTCAGAGCCAGAGCCAGGCGCAGTGTGGATCATTGGCCACAAGCGAGGCGATCGACAGGTCTACCAGCACACAGGGCTGGTGCTGTCGGTCCACCCTGACGAGGCGCAGATCCAGACGATCGAAGGCAACTTGGGCAGTGAGGTGGCCAGCAGGCGCATGGGTGCCGATACCCCGATCTGCTACATCGCCTGGTGGGCAGTGCTGTGAGTGCTGATGCGCTCGAGCGGCTAGAGCGGAGGGTGCGCGATCTGGACGATCGGGTGCGTGCCTGTGAGCAGTCGATCGAGCAGCTGCGCAGCAGCACTGGCAGGGAGGCCACAGAGCTGCGCACCAGCCTGCAGGCAGTTTCTCGCGATCTCGAGACGCTGACCGTCACGCTGCGCGACTGGCGGCAGGATCTAGATGGGTGGTGGCGTGAAAGGTGGCCCAGCCTCGAGGGCAGGCTGTCACGCATCGAGGCGACCACAGAGGCAGTGCAGCAGAGGGTGGCACAGCCAGCAGCGCCTGTGACGCCGGTCAGCCATATGGACTGGCGAGGGCTAGGCCTGATCGCTGCTGTCCTATTTGGGGGTGGGCTGACTGTGGGTGGCGGTGGTGGCGGTGCTATCGCTGCCATGCTGGCCCAGCCTCAACAGCAGCAGAGCCAGCCTGCGCAATAGCAGACTGGCTCTGTGTCCCTGTGGCGCAGTGCGCGCTAGCTAGTCGCTGCACCTGCCTTTAGCTGCTCGATCAGCTCCTCTGCCTCGCGCCAGGCGCGGCTGTAGGCATCGCGCTCTGTCTTGCCGCAGTGGAGCCGCTCCCAAGTGCGCACTACCCGGATGCAGCCCCTAGCCCTCTCGCTGATCATGCTCACGCGCTCGATCCCTGGCTCCACTTCGAGCACTGCGATCCGGCGATACCTGCCCCAGCAGGTAGAGGGCATCTGCGCGCTGGCGCACTGGATGATGTAGTGTCGGTCTGTCATGGTGTCTCCCTTTTGGGGCGCTGTGCGCCCCTGTGATGGCTAGCTGTGAGTCTCGAGGTGCTGGCGGTAGTCCTGCCCGCTGTTGAGGGCGCGCACAATCAGGGCAGCCTTTACCGCAGTAGAGGCAGTGACTACGCGCACAGGGCGCGAGGCCTGGCGGTATACGATGCGACCGATCCGATAGTAGCTGCTCATGGTGACTCCCTTTTGGGGCGCTGTGCGCCCCTGTGTGTGGTGGCTAGGCTGCCTGGCAGATGGAGCTGAAGTCAAGATCGGCCACACCAGCAAAGTCAGCATCAAGGCTCTTGAATGCATTGCGCGCAGTGTAGGCGATCTCCTCAATCTCGTTACGGTTGAGGTTAAGCAGGCGATAGATCGCAAAGTCGCCGGAAAAGACGAGCGAAAGCACGATGTAGCGATCTCCGCTGTGACGGTCAGTGATGGTGTGCATGGTGGTGGCTCCCTTTGTTGTGTGTTGTCTACTTAATGAGACACCCTACAACGTGCCACGAAAAACACCAGAAAAATAGTCACAGCTGGCAGCAGTGCAGGCGCAGGCTGTAGCCAGGCCCATCCACAGAGCCAGACAGCAGCACACGCTGGGCTCTGCCGCCTTTGCGGATCGCGAGGGGCAGGCCTGACTGGCCGGTCAGCTCGAGCGCCTGGCCAGTGCGCTGCAGCTCTGCAGCTAGCCTGTGCAGCAGCGCATACCCTGCGCCATCCCTGTGCACTACGTCATACAGCTTCTGACTGCCCATCGCGAGAGCCTGCAGGGGCTGGCGCGCGATCGGCACCATGCCAGCAGATGCCAGGCTGGTGCGCTGGCGCTGCAGAGTGCTCACAGTGTCGATCCGCACTGGTGCAGTGGCTGGGATCTGGCCTGTGGCCTGCGAGACATAGACTCTGCGCAGGCGCGGCACCTGCCTGCCTACCTGCTGCAGATCGATCTCTGGATCCGCGCCTAGCAGATCCCAGCCAGTTAGCCCTGATGGGGCAGGCCTGGCAGCTACACACTGTGGCTCTGCCTCTGTCCGCTGCTCTGTGTGCAGAGGGATCAGGGCGACAGCCACATCTAGCCCCTGCAAATCATACAGGGTTGCGCCGCATGCCTTGGTTTTCATGTGATCTCCAGATCAAGCACTGCGTGTGTGTGGTAGCTGGGCTGCACCAGTCTGCCGATCAGTAGCCGCCAGCCCTCGCCATCATGGGCCAGCCAAGCTGTCTGCAGTCTGCCAGCCCTGCCATAGCGGTAGGGAATGGCATAGGCCTGCGAGGGGCACAGCGGCACATCAGACAGCACATCGTGGATCGCTGTCACAGCCACAGCGCGCAGCGTGTCTAGGCTGCATGGCTCTGCCAGCTGGTAATGCAGGCGAGAGCTCTCCCCTGTGCCTGTGGTGCCTCGCGCCAGCTCGCCAGTGCGGTAGATCGTGCCAGTGTCGAGGCACTGGCGAGCTGCCACTAGGGGCTGCCCATCTGCTGCCCACTGTGCTGGTGCTCGCCTCTGCACTGCGCTGCGCGTCTGCAGCTCGAGCTGGTGGCCAGCGTGTGACAGTCTAACCAGCATATTCGCTCCAGCGTGAAAGGGAGGTATCAGCGATCCAGGCATCCATGATCTGCTGTGCGTGTTCGAGGCTGCCAGCCACTCTGACAGTGCGGCGCAGCCTCTGCTGGCGCGCAGGGCTGTAGTCCGTATGGTGCACCAGCCAGCTGTGATAGCCTGGCCTATCGTGATGAATGATCGCCCACTTCCGCACAGCGGCATCATCGCCACAGTCGCGGTAGAAGGTGCACAGCTCGATGATCTGGCCAGGCCTAGCTGCCTGCGCAGCGCGCTGGGGCAGCACCAGCCCCAGCTGCTGTGGTCCGCAGTCCGCTGGTGTGGGTCGCTTGTCAGACCGTAGCCGTAGCAGCTCACCACTGACAGCCAGAGATGATGCGCCGCTGACCAGCTCAAGGCCAGCGCGAGTGCGCGACAGATCCCAGCCCTGTGCTGTGGTGCTGGTCTGGATCTGCACCTCGATGGGTGTGGGCTCGATCCAGTCGAGCTGTGCACCAGTGCTGGCAGGCAGTGCTGGGCCTGCGATCGAGGGCATGGCATCCAGCTGATCGGTGCAGGCGATCTCTCCAGCAGTCAGCAGGCCAGAGCTGTGAGCCACAGCCACCAGCACTGCCACAGTGCTGCCCTGCTCGTCAAGGCATCGCGCAACAGCCAGCAGGTCTGCAGTGTAGGCAGCTTTTGCCTTCCACTGCTGATCGATGACGATCCCCTCCCATCCGTCTGCCAGCACCTGCTGCCACAGCCCAGGCAGATCCTCGCGCTGCACAGTCTGCTGCCAGGCGCGCTGCACCTGTGGGTGATCAGGGCAGTGACCCTTGATCACACGAGCGCACAGCAGCTCTGGCTGGTGCGCTCGCAGGTGCAGTGTGTCTGCCACAGTCGATCGACCGTCTAGCGTCGACACCACCTCGATCACAGCATCGCCACAGCCGGTAAATGCTTCCTCGATGGCTGGCGCATGGATCTGGCTGGTCTGTGACCAGACCTTGCCACAGATCACCACAGCGGCGATCCCGTCATATTTGCGCTGCACCTGCACCTGCTCTGGCAAGTGCTGCCAGTCAGGACAGCGGCGCAGGCGAGGCCTGCAGCAGCGCGCTAGCTCCAGACTGGTGGCAGGCGGAATGTGCGCCTGCTCGCTGATCTTGATCTGCACCATTGTGACTCCCTACAATGTCTACATATGTAGCGGCTCCACAGCTGGCAACAAAAAAAGTGCAGATAGGTAGACTCTACAGATCCTTGCGCCAGATCCGCAGCACCTGCTCACAGGTCAGCGGGCCACTAGCCTGCACGAGCTGGTGCAGTCGCTCGAGCTGCTGCAGCCTCTCGCGCATGGCCTCGAGCTGCTGTAGGGCTGGGTCTACGGCATGCCCTCGCCTGACAGACAGCGCGATCAGGGCTGCTGTGATGTAGTCAGCCATCAAGCTGATCAAGGCGCTGCAGGATGGCGAGTGCCGCAGAGTCAGGGCTGCGCCCATACGCACTGACAGCCCCTGCCTCGAGATCCGCGTCAACCTGCCACACCAGATCGCTGCTGCCCGCGTCATCGAGGATCGGAGGGTAGGTCAGCTCTGCAGACAGCTTGATCTCTGCGCTGCTGCGGACTGCGATCCGGTCAGCCAGCTGGGCCAGCACAGCCAGGGGCGATAGCTCGCCAGCGATGTGCCACCAGGCAGGCTGCCTCTGTGTCCAGCTGTGGATCGTGCTGCGCGCCAGCTCGAGCTGCTGGGCCTGGTTCTCGACTGTCAGGCCCAGTGCTTTACGATGGGCTAGCGCACAGTCCGCAATGGATGGGCGTTTTTGCATTCTGTCTCCCTCTTTTTTGTTGTGTCTACTTGACGCGACACGATCCAGACTAGTAGACATGGGGCAGGGGCGCAACCCCTAAAGGGAGATCCGATGAAGCATGAGACAGAGAGTCTGACCGATCTGGTGGGTGAGGCTGTGGCAGCCCTGGGCCTGCTGGTGCTGCTGTTCCTCGCCTACGGGGTGCTCGCATGAGCCCCACAGTCAAGATCACAGCAGAGGGGCTGATCACGATCCGCACCTCGATGGACACTGACCAGATCAGCCCTGCGCTGGTCAAGGCCACCACCCAGATCAGCGATGTGTATAAGGGCGAAAAAGCGCACAAGTACAGCTACGCTGACCTGCCCTCTGTGCTGGCAGTGGTCAGGCCTGTGCTGATCACCTGCCAGCTCGCCTGCCTGCAGGGGCAGGTGCTGCACCTGCTGAAAGACCAGCAGACCTATGCGCTGGGCTACGATGGGGTGATGTGTGCTACCAGGCTGCTGCACGTCAGTGGCCAGTGGATCGAGGCCTATACTGCGATGCCGAGCGATCGTCAGGGTGGCCCACATGGCCAGGGCAGCGCGTATACCTATGCTCGCAGGTATGGGCTGCTGGCACTGCTGGGGATCAGCGCCACTGATGACGATGGGGCAGCAGCCCAGCAGGCGAGGCAGAGGCAGGCGGCACCAGCAGCACCTGCAGTCGACCCTGATCAGTGGCCTGCCAGTCAGGTAGAGGTGGCCAGCGCCAGAGATCAGCTGCGCAGGCTCTGGCACGCAAAGCTGGGGCGGCAGCCATTCCGGCTGACTGATGACGAGCGGCACAGGGTGCAGCGTGCCGCGTTTGGTTTTTCCTCGCTGTCTGACATTCCAGAGACGGCGGCAGTGGGCAAGCTCGAGCGGCTGCGCAGGGCTACAGACAGCGAGATCCAGGCGCTGATCCTGCGTGGCAAGGGTGGCAGTGATGGGCGGTAGGGCATCGAGAGACAAGGGAGCGCGAGGCGAGCGCGAGGCCTGCGATCTGCTGTCAGCCTGCACAGGGCTGGAGTGGCAGCGTAGCCTGGTGCAGACCAGGGGCGGAGGCACAGAGGCACCTGATGTGGTGCCAGTGGATGCCCCAGACTGGGATCGAGTACACATCGAGGTCAAGCGGCAGAAGGCAGTGGATAAGCGGGCAGCGATGCGCCAGGCCTGCCATGACGCTGGGCTGGATGGGATCCCGATCCTGCTCTATCGCGAGGATCGGCGGGAGTGGCGCGCAGTGATCCGGCTCTGTGATCTGCTGGCGCTGGCTGACTGGTCAGAGGAGCGAGAGCAGGCGATTGCTGCAGAGGCTGGGTGCGATGTGCGCGCAGTGCCCTTGTTGCAGTTTCTCGCAGTCGCACTGCGAGGTGCCTAGTGCTGCCCCGTATCGATCCGCTGGGTGGGCCTGCTGATGTGCTCGATAGCCTGCGCGCTGGCGGCATGACGGTGGCCCAGCTGATGCGAGACACTGGCCGGTCTGACGTAAACGTCAGGCGGTGCTTGTGGTCGCTGGGTCGCGATGGGCTGGTGCAGTCGCTGGGGATCAGCTGGTATCTGACTGTGCGAGGCAGAAACGCTGCCTGGGCACTACAGCACAGAGTGCCAACCCACCGCCTGCAGTGGTCTATGGCCTTCCTCGATATGCTGCTGGAGCATGGGCCACTGCCGCGCCCAGCGTCGATCCGGAGTCAGGATCGCGCACTTGCAAAGCTCAAAAAACTGGGCCTGGTAGACTTGATCTGCACTAAAGGCACGCACTGCCTGCGCGTCACAGAGGCAGGGGCTGGTCTGGTGCAGCAGTGGAGAGAGCATGAGCAGCGCCAGTGACCTGCCAGCAGAGATGATCCAGGCTTGGGTGGATGCAGTCAGCGAGGGTGCATCTACTGCGATTCTCGAGTGCCTGCACACCAGCAGCCCGATGGGCTGGGCCACTCTGTCTGATGCAGAGGGAGGCAGGCGGATCGCGCTGGTGATGGTGGTGGTGGGAGAGCAGCTGTGCGCTGACGTGCTCGAGCAGCTGCGCGCAGTGGGTGTGCAGTCCTGTGCAGTCGAGCCATACGACAGCTGACAAGGGAGACAGCATGACACTATCTCTGTTTGGGCCAGGCCCATGCACTGTGCAGGCTGTGGCGTCTACGCTGGATCGCGATCATTACCTTGGATCCACAGATCGCGGAATCGCATGGCGCGATGAATTTGGGTGTTTGGTTTTAGCCTCGCCTACTTCTCGGCACATGCCTTGCGACTGGTTGGAACTGTCGCGCTGGTGTCTGGTCGGTCGAAAAAACGGTGGTTCCAAACAATGGAAGGCAGCCTTGCCATGGGTCAGATCGTTGGGAGTTACAACAGTCATCAGCTATAGCGACCCAAGTGCAAAGCATACTGGCGCACTGTATCGTGCATGCGGCTGGCTGTGGGCCCCAACGTGGCACCGACTAAGGCCCCCTCCGTCACAGGGAGGCACTTGGGATGGGATAACGCTGCAGGCAGTGAAAGATCGCTGGGTTTACCCTTTAGCCCCTGATGCGCGCAGAATGCAGGTTTTGTGCATTAAAGAGCAGGGATTGCTCAAAAGATACCCGTGGGCAGAGTGGAGGGAGCCAAAATTTAGGCGAGGGCGGTTAGTGGGCGGCACTGGTGGCTGTGACTTTCAAGCATTTAAAAGGGAGACAGCATGACACTGAGAGAGCTAGGCCAGATCCGCGACTGGCTACACAGCCTCGATGCCATCGAGGTAGGGCAGGTGATCGAGCGCGCACAGCGTGCCGCGCAGGATCAGGCTTTCGCTGGGATGGCCACAGGCGCACTGCTCGATGAGGTGGAGATCACAGGCACGCTGGTGCTGGCCTGGCTGCAGCAGCAGCTGGAGGCTGCGCCCTAGCCATGCGCTGCGCCTTTTTTGCCCATCTGCGAGATCCTAGGCCAGTGCTGCGCGATCTGCAGTGGCAGAGGCTGGCGCACAGGCTGCAGCAGACAGCGCAGGCCTCGAGCAAGCATCAGATCCCCTGCTGGTCACCAGCGGGCTACCCAGCAGGCACGCTGCGCCGATCCCTGGCATCCGTCGAGGTGGTGTCAGCCCTGGTGCTGGACTACGATCAGCAGATGCCGCTGGCGGAGGCTGCAGATCGCTGGCAGGGCTGGCAGGGAGTGGCGCATACGACCTACAGCCACAGCGAGGCAGAGCCACGGTGCAGAGTGGTGCTGCCCCTACTGGTGCCCATCGCGGCTGCTGTCTGGTCTGCGGTCTACCGCGCCTGTGTGGCCCAGGATGGGGACCGGGCAGATCCCAGCTGCAGTGACCCCAGCAGGATCTACCTGCTACCAGGCAGCCCAGATCCGACCACAGCCACCAGCGTGCAGCTCGAGGGGCAGCGCCTTGATCTGTCAGAGCTGGCAGCCAGGGTGCGGCAGAGGCTGGCACAGCAGCAGAGGCAGAGGCAGCAGAGGCGCAGGCCTGTCTGGCAGGACAGCGCGAGGGGCAGAGACAGAGCGCGCAGGCAGGCGATGGCAGAGGATCCGGAGGTGCGGCACAGGCTGGCACTGGCCTGGGGTGCTCGAGTGCACCAGCGAGGCACAGCTAGGGTGGCCACAGGGCTGCAGTGCCCTGGCTGCGATCGGCACAGCGTCTGGTATGTGATCGACTGCCAGACGCGCACCACAGCGCGATGCAACCATGCAGACAGCTGTGGCTGGTATGGCCCACTATGGGCGCTGAACGAATAAAAAGGGGAGAGGTGAAGTCATGCAACGGATACCAGATCAGCAGTTGGATCAGCTGCTGGGCATTGACAGCAGCAGCCCAGCTGCGCGGATCGAGGCAGGCACAGAGCTGCTGCAGTCCCTGCTGGATGGGCTGGCCACAGCAAGCAGCAAGCGAGACAGGGGCAGAGTGCTGGCAGGGGTACTGCGAGACGCTGGCCAGCTCGAGACGCTGGCAGGCCTGGCAGTGCATCAGCCTGCAGGCTGGGCAGCAGGCCTGGCAGAGATCCGGGAGACAGAGGTCAGCCAGCGCACAGTGCGCGATCTGGAGTCAGCAGTGCGGGCAGTGGTCAAGGCTGGCCACCAGTCAGAGGCACCAGCGCACCAGGCTCACAGACTGCCTGCAGGCTGGGTGGTGCCAGATGGCTACGCTGTCAGCACTGCTGGGGTCTACCGGGACAGAGGCGAGCACCCAGAGCTGGTGTGCAGTCACTGGCTCGCATGCAGTGAGACAGTGCGCGATGTGGAGACAGACGAGCGCAGCGCAGTGGTCAAGTGGCCTAGGGGTAGCGCAACAGTGCCGCTGGCAGAGCTGGGCAGTGCTCCACAGCTGACACAGACGCTGGCTGGGGCTGGCGCAGCAGTGCACGCGGATAACGGCAGGGCTGTGGCTCGCTATCTGTCAGAGTGCCTGTATCGCAGCACTGACCTGCCAGTCAGGCAGACGTGCAGCAGGCTGGGCTGGGTGTCTGGCGGCTTCCTCTGTGGCGAGCAGTGGATCGGCGATATGGGCCAGCGTGTGCACCTGCAGGGCTGTGAGGATCTGGCACACGCACTGCGAGAGCAGGGCAGCTATCACGAGTGGCAGAGGGCACTTGAGCAGGTGCAAGACCAGCCCTATGCCTGGCTGGCTGTGTATGCGTCTGTGGCCTCGCCTCTGCTGGCCTGGCTGGGCTGCACACAGGGCTGGATCGTCGACTTCAGCGGGGCCACCTCGCAGGGCAAGACTACGATCCTGCGCCTGGCAGCTAGCGTGTGGGGCCTGCCTACCCAGCAGGGGCTGCTGCGTTCCTGGGATAGCACCACCAACTACATCGAGGCGCAGGCCAGCATTCTGCGCCACCTGCCCCTGCTGCTGGACGATACAAAGCAGAGCAAGCGGAAGCACCAGATCGCACAGGTGCTGTATAGCCATGCCTACGGTCAGAGCAAGGGCAGAGCAAAACCAGGCAGGGGCGCGCGATCCGTCGACACTAGGCAGGTGCTGCGCTGGCAGTCGATCCTGCTGTCGACGGGTGAGGCACGCATCACCAGCTATAGCGAGGACGAGGGAGCCAGAGCGCGAGTGCTGGCGCTCGAGGGCAGCCCACTGGCCAGCGGGCAGCAGGCCTGGCAGCTCACAGAGACTGTGCTGCAGCACTATGGGCACCTGGGGCCTATGGTGGTCGACCGGGTGCAGATGATGGGCACCCACTGGCGATCGCGCTACAGCAGCCTGCTAGCGATGCACAGGGCGCAGATGGTAGACCAGGGAGGGGCAGTCGCTGGCAGGCTGGCAGAGCTGCTGGCCATCCTGCAGCTAGCGCAAGAGATTTGCACAGCCTGTGGCCTGCACTTGCCAGAGGGGCTACCCAGCCCCATCGAGGTGGCGCGAGATCATGCGCTGGCAGGCGCAGCTGATGCCGATCGCGGACTGCTGGCCTGGGATGATCTGCAGTCTCACCTGCTCTCGAGGCCTGCCCAGATCTGGGGCCTGGCTGACTCTGATCAGTACCTGCGCAGCCCTCGCGAGTGGCTGGCCAAGATTGACAGCCAGGGCAGGCTGTGTGTGGTGTCGACCTATGCGCGTGACTGGCTGAAGGCACAGGGGCATGACGCGCAGGCAGCCCTGGCCCGTTGGCAGTCTGCTGGGCTTGTGGAAGTCAACCGCAAACTGCAGCTGGCTGGTCAAGTGGTCACCATGATCCGCTGCCTGCAGCCCCTTGACCACACAGCAGACGAGTAGTGCAACCCTGTGCAACCTGCAGAATGTTGCAGTTTTCTGCCCATAGTGGGGGTTGTAACTACTCTGCAACCAGTGCAACCAGTGCAACCCTGTTTAAAGGTATTCTCATGGAAAAAACCAAAATGGCAGAAACTGGTGGGTGTTTTTGCCATCCTGGGTTTTTTTCAGAGAATATGTATCAGATCCGGGTTGCACGGTTGCACTCGCTGATCTGCTAGGATGGGGCGGCACTATTGTGCAACCTTGGCAGGGTTGCAGAGGGTTGCACGGGTTGCACGCTGGGCAGTCCAGCGTGATAGACTGATGCAAAGGGAGGGTGCGATGGCACTGATCAGTGTGCTGGGGCGGCTAGGCCAGACCCCAGAGGTGGTGACAGTCGGCAGTGATACCAAAATGCTGCGATTCTCGATCTGCGAGAGTCAGCGGCAGAAGGTGGGCGGTAGCTGGACAGACGTTCCTGCATGGTTTCCCTGTGTCCTGTTTGGGCTGCAGGCAGAGTGGGTGGCGCGCGATGCCACCAAGGGCTGCTGGGTCTACGTAGAGGGTGAGCTGCAGGCACAGCAGTGGACTGATCGCGAGGGGCAGCAGCGCAGCGGGTGGCAGATCAAGTGCCAGCGTGCGCGAGTGGTAGGCCAGCGTCAGAGGCAGCCAGGTGAGGATGCGCCACCAGCTCGAGGGCAGGGCAGCACCGGGGCATCTGGTGGCTGGCAGGCAGGGGCTGCTGGTGCCGATATTCCATTCTGACAGCCCAGAGATGATCACCATGCAGGGGCAGGCCACATGCAGCAGCTGCGGCAGGCCTGCTAGGATCAGGATGCCAGCAGAGGGGCTGCCTGGGCCTGGCTACTGGCAGTGCCTGACCCATCCTGACGAGCACCTGGGCTACCTGTGGAGAGCTGATGCGACCACCCAAGACAGTGCGAGACACAGCACGTAGTGCCCTCGAGCGCAGGCGAGAGAGAGCAGCGCAGACCCAGCGGCCAGGCGGCACACTGGTGGGGGTAGCTCGAGCGCGCGATCTGGCGCGAGGGGCGATGATCCCGCATGCCACCCTGCAGCGCATGCGCTCGTTTTTCGCGCGGCACGATACCCCAGCAGAGCGCGAGGCGAGGCGCAAGGATCCCTACAGCCCAGCAGCAATTGCCTGGGATCTGTGGGGCGGTGACGCTGGCAGACGCTGGGTAGAGCGTGTGCTGTGAGCAGGCGAGGCTGTGGCAGCAGGGCAGAAGTGCAGGCGTTGCGCTACCTCTCGCAGTGGTATCAGCTCGAGGTCACAGGCAACGACCCAGGCAGGCCTGTGACCGACCAGCCCACACAGATGACGCTGGACAGCACACACAGGCTGGTGCCTCTCCCTGATGCGCGGATCGTGCGCACTCTGCGCGATGATGCGCCACTTCCTGCAGGCACTCGATGGATCGAGATCAAGTACCTGCAGAGGTATGGGCAGTGCCACAGGCTGCACGCTCGAGCAGTGGACAGTGTCAGGCATCTGCAGGATCTGGCGCTGGTGTGTCAGGCAGAGGGCATGCCAGGGCTGTGGTGCTTGTCAGTGCAGAGCCTGCCAGCTGCACAGCAGGGCTGGGTCACAGTGAGACTGCATAGGCATGCTGCCAGGGTGCTAGCAAGGGAGGCGGCATGAGCTGCAGGCAAGAGGCGCTGGAGCTGATCGCGTGTGGTTTTGGTGTCACAGAGACAGCAGAGCGGCTAGAGATCGAACCAGGCAGAGTGCGGCGCTGGATGGCTCAGCCCAGCTGGGGTCGGGACTTTGAGCATGTGCGGCAGAAGGTAGACCACCTGACGAGCACTCGCCTAGCTACGCTGGGCACTCGCGCTCTGGCTGCACTGATCGAGATTGCAGACGACCCCACCACACCAGTGCGCACCAGGGCTAGCATCTGGTCAGACCTGCTTAACCGGAGTGGCCTAGCTGCATCGTCACAGCTCACTGATGTTGCAGACATGGACCGCGATCAGATCGTAGACCTGCTGCGATCAATGCCTGCAGACTATCTGCGTGAGGCGCTGGGATAGCATGCACTATGCAAGCATACTGCCGCTGCGTTGCATCGCACCGCTACCATGCAAGGTCAATGGGGTGCCAGCCTGCATGTGCAAAGTGCTACGCAGCTGGAAGCGCAGGGTCAACCGTGCATATCGTAGGTTGCACTGTGCAAATGACACCGCGCGAAAACGCAGGTTGCAAGCCGTGAACCGTGCGGTTGCATATGCA